CAACCAGGTAGGTGGAGATCACTACAATAAGGGAACCAAGATTGAGCCGATAGATTACATAGTCGCAAACAATATTGGTTGGTGTTTGGGGAATGTAATTAAACTTGTGACCAGAGATAAGCATGACAAGATTGAAGATCTTATGAAGGCCAAGCATTACATAGACCTGGAACTTGAAAAGGTTTACGGGTTAGATAGTGATGGTAATAAGATACCAGAGGAGCTATTAAAAAAATCCTTATAGGAGTAATAATGAACTTATCTGATTTTGATGATCCGGTATTAAATGAAAGGAATAACAATACACCTGTTTATATAAACAGATACATTGCTCGTTCTTTGATTGATGTAGCTGGATCAAAAAATAAAGATCCTCAAGCGTTAGCGGAGTATTTCCTACAAATAGGAATAAACTCCGTTAAGCATTATCAGGGTCAAGAAGTTAAATTTGATATTGAAAGTCTTTAATTAAGATCTTTTAATATATCTTTGATGTTATTTACAGCATCATTGTTCTTCATGTGTTCATCAACGATGGTTAATCGACCTTGGTCTAAAGGCTTGGAAAACACCACATTTCTATGTGGTATAGAAACAAAAGCAAATACATCTATCTCATTATCTTTATATCTTCTGTGTGCAACTCTTTGACCTTTACGCATATCAAACCGCCAATTCTCTCTGCCTTCTTCTATTTTAGATTGAGTTTTGACCTGGCACTTATACAGCTTTAGGTTGTGTTCAAAGATAATATCTGCGGATGAGTTGTGTGGAACGATGGTTACTGTGTCAGAAACTTGAGAGAGTATTGCTGCTGTGAGATATTCACCAAAACGACCAACTCGTTCTGTTGCAAGGGGCATTTTATTCTTTTAATTCTTCTACTGTTTGTTCTATTTCTTTGACAATGATGTCTGGATAAATGGCTTGTAAAATAGTTCTTGATGCTGTTTGATTTTCTCTAAATATTTTATCTAATTTTTCAATTTTTTTAGATTTTGGTATTCGCTTATAACCAGGAGATTGAACAAATGCTTCAACCTGTTGTCTTAGACCCAAGGTCTGTTGTGTTGCAAGTAGTTGCTCGTATTGCACAGGATCTAATTGCACATCACCAATTTGTCTTTTTGGCAATGGTGGTATATATCCTAGCCTTACAAACTCATTGAAAGCTACATCATTTTTTATTGCCGAAACATTTACCGGTGAGTATTTACCACCCAATGTTTCTTTATAAGTTTTTATTTCTCCAAATACATTTCTTCTTGCTGGTAAATCTTTAGATGTTCTTACTCCAAGCTCACTAAAGACTTCTGGAAAACGATTGGTAAAAGAATCACCAAGAGATCTTGCATCTCTTATAATTGGATCATCCGCTTTCCTTTCATAATAAATACCCGTTGGAACAAAACTTGAAATAAATCTGCTTATAGTTGCTTCACCATATCTATCTGGATCATTAATCATTTCTATTGCATCACTAAGTCCAGTTAAAAATGTTTTGTTAGTAATATTTTCTGAAAAAGATGCGGCCACCATAGACATTAATTGTCCTAACTCTAGGGTTTCTTCTTCAGTAAGTTGTCTATTAACATACTTTCCAATATCAGATATATCAGCAGTAAGTCCAAACAAAATACCGATAGGCTCAAATCTATTATAAGAATAGTATTTATCACCAATTTTAATTGAATAGGGTTGCCATCCAGTTTCTAACATTACCGATCTTTCTCTGGAGTCTGATGGGCCTCTGCCGGTAATTATTCCAGAACCAGCATAATGATAAACACCAGCCGCAACCGCACTTCCTATAGCCAATTTTGACCTAGCTAAATCTGCTTGTCGGCCCCCTTGTGCAATAGCTTTTTTATATGCGGTTGTAAACATTGCTGTTCCTGGAAATCTCTCGAAGGCAAACTTCACAATATTTACTGGAGTTCTAACAAAGGGAACTATAAATCTTAAAGATGGAATTTTTGCTATTACTCTTTGCAAGGCTTGACCGGCTGTGCCTATTTTTCCCTCTCCAAGTGGAGTAGTAAATGTTTGATATCGACCAGCATCAATTGCATCTAAATGAACTTTTGGATCTAACAACTCTGGATTACGCATTAACTCATACGCTCTTTTTAATCCTTTGCCTTCTTTTTGTGAGGCTCTAAATGCTTGGCCCCACATTTCTTGACGATAACCAATAGATTTAAAAAAAGCATCTTCAGCAACTAAAGCTGTTCCAGGAACTCTGATTAATTTTCCTAATGGGCCTGGTATTGCTTTTTGTCTATCTAGTTCCAATTTGCTCATTGGATCCACAGCCTCTCCGTCTATAATGGCTTTTCCAGCCGCTCTTACACCATCCAACGCACCATAAATGCTACCCAATAACCTTGCTCCCGATTCGCCAAAAGTAATTCTGTCTGGCCTTCTAGTAATTGCACCTATAGCGGATGCTCCAAAATATTCTATTGGAGTCAATCCAGCAACCAAGGTGTTGGATAAAGTATTTACCAGGTGTGTTGAGGGAGAAGATAATAAAGCGTTAATCCAAAATTCTTGTATGTAATCAATAAATCTAGGTTTGTATTGATCTCTTGCAAATTTTGCTATCGCCGCAGGATCATTAAGCATAGACATTTTTTGTGCAATATCTTGAATATTATCAGTACCACCTTTTAAATTAATAAAATCTTGAATTGTTTTATCTCTTACTTTTGGATTGGTGGATGCAGCCGGTCCAATTGTTTCTCTAAAGGCTCTCAAAGCACGACCAGCTTCAGCAGTAATACCAGCTATTTGTTCTTGTATTGCGGCTACCCTTGCCATTGCTTGTTGGAATTTAACTAAATCAACCTGTGTAGCATTGGTACTCTTTGCTAACTGAGCAAGATCTTGTGCATCTTTTAATGCCTCATCAAATAAAATTCTTGCGGCCATTACCTCTTCAGAATTAAATGCTTGACCAATTTTTCTTTCTAATAAGGTTGAATCAGTTAAGTTAAGTTCTCTGGCTAATGCTTCCAAGTTTTCACCTTTAGTGCCAAATTTAACAACTCCCCTTCTTGCATCCTCAAAACTACTATTGTCTTTTGCAATTTTGCGAATAATGTTTTTTATTTCTAAAGGCTCGTTAATTTTATCTAAATTAATATTACCAGCAAATTTATCATCTGGAATACTTCCGCCTGGCGGTGTATCAGATGGCGGTACTCTTGGTGGCCTCTTATCAAAACCATAATCTTTTGGAGTATAACTGGGGGGCAATTCATCTGCTGGTCTAATTTTTGCAAGATCTTCCTCGGACATAGACAAAGATTTTTCCCTTGCCATCGTTTGCTGATAAATTTCATCAGTTTGCTGTTTGGCTATATTTTCTCTTTCGATTCTGTCTGCTTGTGCAGATATTTCCGCATCTTGTTCATTTATTTTTTTAAATGCTTGTTCAACATCAGCATCAGTCATTCGCAATGGATCGTAGCCATTTTGTTCTAATTGATCTATTTTTTCTAACTTTCTAGCTTCTGCTTGTTTCCATTGTTCATAGGTTATTGCATCACTTTGATGGATTCTATTCTCTGCTATAGCATCTATAATATCATCTGATAAATCAGGAACCTCGCCCTCATAAACTTCTCTTGGGGGAAAAAATCCATCTTGCTCCATCATCTCTTGAATTTGATCAAAATCTTTTGCCCCACCTTTTTTAAGAACCCATGGAGGCAATCTTCCAGTTTTACTGTTTAAGCCATTAATAAGTTCTGTTGCTCTGTAAAAACTAGGATCTATTTTTCTTGTTATATATTGTTGTGCTTTTCTTATTTTAGGCTCTGTGGCTGGTCTTAAAGATTTTGGCAATACACCAGGATCAAAGGTTTTTGTAATATCTACTTTGGCTTCTTCTAAAGAATTATAGGTTTTTATTGGCCTATTTACTTTTTCTTGTTTTAAAAGTTTTGTTGCTTCTGTAATTTCATCTGGTGATAGGTTTCCGCTTATCTGCAAATTTTCTAAAGCATCATTAATTTCTTGATCGGTTCTTGCATCTTTTAATACTGCTTCATATTGATTTTCTGCGTTCCTAGTTATTGCAATTTCTTTGCCTTTTATTTTTGCTGTTACTACACCAGTTTCTTCATTGACTTTAAATGGATTTTTTCTTTTGGCCAATCGTTCTGCTTGTTTCTGTGCTTTGGCTTCAGCAACACTCATCGGAGAAACAACATTCGCACCAGCGTATGGGCCTGAGGTTATGGTTTCTGTTTTTGCAGGTTGATCTGGAATATCTATTACTTTATTTTCAGGCACATCAACCGGTTGTATTTCTTGTGCTTGTTTGTTGGCCCTTAATTTACCAGCAAATCTAAACAAGCCTTCTACCGGTATTGAAATACCAGCACCCTCAATAGCCATTTTAAATCTTGCAACAGCTTCGTTATCATTTGGATCTGCTGCTAAAAATTCTGTTAAAGCATTTGGAGCAACTTCTTGTACTATATTTGAAAGCCTTTCTTCATATGGAGAAAAAGCAAATTGTTCCGCAGCTACACCAGCACCTATGACTTTAGATGTTTGTTTGACTATCTCCGGTATGCTTTTAGAAGAAATGCCAGCAAGTAAATTTGTACCTTTTGTTAAGGCTCCATATGCCCCTATGTATTGACTAAGATCTTGTGCAAATTCTCCAACTGGAACATCTTTAAAACCAAGGGGTATTTCTTTTTTACCAACTGTTACATCAGGCAATCCGATGTCAAGAGTAGATTTTGGTCTCATTGATTCTGGGGCAGCAACCATGTTAGAAGCTATTTCATATCCAGTTGGTTTTTCTAATGCTTTGTTCAGCACATCAAGAGCAGAAGCATCGCCATCTTTTATAGCTTTGCCAATAGCGACTCCAATGTTTGTTGGGGATATTTTTTCGTAAAAGGCTTTATTGCTTAAAACACCTGCCGCTACATTTCTAGCACCGCCAACAATAATGTTGTATGCCTCATTAGTAATACTAAAATCGTCTTTTTTTTCTGAGGTTGTTGCTACAGATCCAGCGTAGGGATCTTGAGTTACGGGAACCGAACCAGCATAAGGATCTGCTGTTACTTGTGTTGCTCCTGCGTATGGATTGGTTTGATTTGTTTCTGCCATTTCATTTTACTGGACTGTGTATGTGTTCCCATCTGTGCCTTTGAACTGATCTCCGGACTTTAATCCAGCCGCTATTGCATCTGCGGTAGATGAAAAAGTTTGTAACTGTCCTGATTTACCGCCTATATCAGCTTCTTTTATGGCTTTTGCAGTAATATCTTCAATTAACATTGTTGCTGGATCTGCTTTTCTGGAAACTTGTAATACTCTTTCGTCTTCTTTAGTTAATACATAATTTGGATCTGCGGCAACTTTAGCCATTATGTCTGCAACATAATCTGACATTGTTTTTGGTTTATCTGGTTTGACAACACCAGGCAAAACCCTTTGTCCGGCTTGTGGTCCTTCTGTGTAATAGTAATAACCATCCCCAGCTTTAACCATTTTTGCATCTTTAGGCTTTTGTGTTTCTAGGAACAAGGCAGCTTTCTCTCTTAGGCTTAAAGCCTTTAACAATCTCTTTTGACTTTCAGGCAAGTTAGATTCATCAATCGCTTTGTTGATCTCAGCCTCGCTCTGTGCGGTTGCTTGTTTTAATTCTTTTTGTTCTTGCATCTGTGATGCAAGTTGTAATCTTCTAGGATCACCGGATAGTCTTGCGGTTTCTATATTAAGAATGTCTGCTAGTTTTTGAAATGAATTTGCCATAATTATCTGTTAAAGCCTTAAAGCAGTTGCCCCTGGATTCATTATTGCCTGGTTTTGCAGTACAGGTGACATCTGCGGTTGTTGTGAACCAAAGCTACTAAAAGCACCTTGCATAAATGGAGAACCAAGAATGTTTAATGCAGATGTTACGCCTTCTAGTGAAGATGGTTGATAAGCAGATGTTCCACCAAACTGAGGTTGACCGCTAAGACCTTGAGCCAATAAACCAAGTTGTTGTTTTGGATAATCCAATGCTCTGCCAAATTCTTGGTAAGGAACATCCAATGCTCTTTGTTGTAAGAGTTGTTGTTGACCACCGATACCACCAAGCAATCCAAGGCTTCTGTATTGTTCGCCAAGTAAATTTTGTTGGATACCAGCCTGGAACTGTCTGTCTCGCATCTGTCTTTCGATGTCTGATTCTGCGGCTCTTTGTGCCTGTTCAAAACCAGCTTGTCTTAATGCGGCTGAAGTTCTTGCCTTTTGTTCTATGTAAGGCCTGGTTGCTTCGGTTTCAAGTAAAGCTGAACGAGATCCACCAAATGCACCAGCTTTAATTGCTCTTGATTGTGCTAGTTGTTGGGCAATATCAGATTCTCTCTGAATATCAGCCATAGTTTGATCGATCACTTGTTGCTGATAAGGTGATTGATATGCAC